CCACTTGATGTCTTACGACATCGGCCCTTCCTCACGGAAGGGTCCCAAACCCGGTATTTCCACCGGGGGCCCTTTATGACCAGCTAGTAACCTCGCCAGAGTCCGTAAACTCCGACGAGAGCGAATGGGTATCTCCAGTCCGAAGACCAGGTAACTCCCACGCGCGTCCGCGTTACGTTACGCAACGCAGCCCCTTCGCTCCAGAGTACCGGAGCGAGTGCATCCCAACTGGACCTGTCGCTCGCGCGATAGGCTCCATAAAGTGCGTACGACATTGGCCATAAGCCAGTGTCGGGGACGTACTTCTTGGAAGTGACGATCAGCCGTCTGTGCCTGTAACCGAAGGTGCCTTGTGAGGGGCACACTCGGTCGAAGGGAGCGAGGAGCCAATCGTCACTCTCATCGTACGGTCCGAGGACCATTCGATGTTTAGGGATGAGGCTAACCAACCACCGATGCACGTCAGCAAGGCGATCAAGACGGATTTGGTTTTCCGTCCAGTTGTCTTCTGTTGTGTTGTCATAGATCCGTTCCATAATACGAACAACCAAGTTCGCACCAAAGAACAGGTCGTTGACGGTTGATAAGCCCCGTTTAAGGCGATAGGGTGTTACTAGACGTCCGTTAAACACGTCAGTGCCGCAGCTCTCGAAGAACAAGCCGTCCTTGTAGGACTTCTTGTCATTGAGAGTGAAGCCGCAGAACGTGCTGACCTCTTGGAACAGGTCAAACGCCACTCGGGGGATGATTACATCATCCCCGTATACATGTAGATTAAGCCCAGTAATAGGCCGAACATCTACTTCTGTGCAACAAGCGAAAGCCAGTGCATAGAATATGAGTGTCTCAAGCTCAAATGTATACGCGTTCCCCATACTGGAGAACTTCTGGAAAGTATACCACCGGCCTTCATAGTGGAAATTTGGACACCTTGCGGCGTCCAGCAACTCACACCAATCAGGAGGTAATAGTTCCCAGACGAGTAGATACGCTATAGTGTCGCTAGCAGATGAGAAGTCTACTGTCGACAAACCTTCTTCGAGTGCCCTCATGGCTAGGGTCTGATTGATCGTCTGATCTCTCAGATTTATGCCATGACGGCGAAGCCGGTTGCGTATCCAACTACCGATGCCCTTCTGCAGGAAGCCGTTGAGTAACGGCTCGATGCAGATGGCGCGATCGGTAGTTGCGTCTTTCGGGACAAAGGTCAGATCGCTGCCATTAACTAAGTTTACGGGGGTGGTTCCCTCGCTCACCCAGCCCGGGCACTCCGCTAGGAGGTCCGGTAGCAGTTCGATCATGGAGTGCGTGCTCTCCAGGGTTGAAGTTAGCTTATGGTAGGCTGTGGTTTCACCACGCACCCCAAAGCTGGCTCCAGGCCCAAACGCCAGGTCTAACTCTTCGAGCTGCGGTAGGTCGCCTAGGATATCGGCAATTTTGCGCTGAGCCGCATGAAGTATGCGGGCCAGCCTCGGGGAGACCCGAGTTGCCAGATTCCGGAAGCGATCATTCGTAGCTTTACAAGCGACTTCAGCGTCGATGAACTTCCTCTCAGCTACCTTCCGAGTGTCTATTTCGGTTGGCAGATCCGGGTTCTTGGACATCAGCTTACAACACTGATAATCCAAGAAGAAGTCATCGGAGCTAACATGCGCGGTAGGCTCGACGGATGCCTTGACCACGTCACCCCACATACCGGCGGAAGCCAGCATGAAAAGTGACTGTGATTTCGGAGTTCCGAGAGCCTCGTACATGCGGAGCGCAAACTTCTGCACACGCAACGATCTGGACACAGCGTCGGGTCGGCAGTAGCCGATTCGACGCTTTCCTTGGTGGCCTCCGCGTACGCGGTTGGCACGGCCGTGAATACTCATGGTCGTTCCTATCTACGTTTGACGCCCGGTAGGGTCAATAGGGGATCGAGAACTTCTCGACCGCCTCGTAGAGAACCGCCTGATAGAAGAGGCCGGCAATCATCGTCCGAAGGTCCTTCCGCTCTTGAGCGAGAGAACGTTCCGGAAGAGTGAACCGAACTTCTACCATCGGACGATAGGCCACCGTCGGTGCAGGCGTCAAGCCCGCATCGTTGGTTCCCAAGGTCTCCAGGATCGGAGTTTCGAGACGAACATCAACGAAGATGTTCCGCGACGCTTGCTTCGACGGCCCGGTGGGCCGCTTGAGCGAGATAATCAGCTTGTTGTAGCCAATGTACTGGGCCGCTGCGCGGTCTTCGTACGTGGCCATGTCGGCTGAGGTGCGTGCGGGCTCGAACGTGTGCGCGACGGGCGTGGCTTTGCCATCGTTCAGCGTAATGTTTGCAACTGCGGGCATATGCCCTCCTTTGAGGTTAGAAAGGATTGTAAGTCCGTTTGTAGGGTTGACTACCCTATCACAGACGTTGTCGTGCTAATGACAACGCAGTGACGAACTTGTGAATCGAGAACCTGATATCAAGTCTCGGTGCCACAGGACCAGGAAAATCAGACATCGGATCTCTCCGGAAGCCTGATGTCTCCGTGACGATTGCAGAAGCGCCTTGTGTCATGACGTAGTCAGGCACAATACGAGTCTGCAGAACGCCATTCTCGTCGTAATACGACCTCCCCATATAGGCGGTATAAGAACCACCAGGATAGAGGTACGTTTGGTTCGTTTTACCTTTCACGGTAACGTAGCCATCGACGAAACGCATGCCATGAAATGTTGAGAATTGCGACAACCATTCGCCAATTGGGATGATCCAGTCCCAGACGAAGGAGAGAGGCATGGCCTCCCACGCGATAAGCATAGGGTTGGTAAACCCTAAACTCGCCGCGTGCGCAAGCATTTCATTGGATATCGAAAAGGATACGCCCACCTTCACTATCGTTTGAGTAGTAGTGTACAGCTTCCCGGGTGGGAAGTTGAACACACCGCCAGCGACAGAGTTGAGTGGGTGTGCCTCTTCGACGATCCGAGACGCACTTCCAGTGACATCCCACGAAGTTCGTGGGTCATGCAAGACGTTAGCGAGCTTTCGCACGCCAGCGTCGATATCACTGAGAAGGGGTAGCCAGCCATACTTCAACTCAAGCCAGTTGTTAGCGAAAGTTGAGCCAGGCTTGCCGCCCTTGGAGACATTCAAGAGTTTACGAGCAACCGCTAGGTTGCCTCTCTTGACTGCCTTCCAGGCGCCAGTGACGCGTCGTGCAGTCTGCACGAACATCTTCATCGTAGATGGCAATTCAGCGATGAAGACGGCTGCGTTAAGTCCGGTATCGCGAGCCTTTTGGGCTCTTGAATGGACTTTACTGACAGCAGCGTCCTTGAGTTCCCCAAATAAAGGTCCAGGGGCCCACACGACGTCCTCAGACTCGGGCAATCTGCCGGTATCTAGGCCAAGGTAGCTAACTTCGCCACTTTGTCTAGATCCGTCAGAGTTCGCACGAATCTGGGGAGCAGGTGAGTCCTGGAACTTGTAGAAGGAAACTCGGTATTGTTTGGCCTTGCGGCCAGGGATATCGCTATTCTCAAGCGAAACCCGTTGGTACGCAGTGCGTGGAGAGTATGATTTCTGCACGCGCCACGTAGCCATAGAACTCTCCTAGGTTGTCAGGCCTAGTTGCCTGAGAGGTTTTGCTGGACAAGCGAGATCTTAATGCTCGGTTCTAAAGCCGAGTAAGTATCCATCGACAGCTGTCGCTGGTGCGCCTATAGGAGCACGATAGAAATCACTAAGATCTGCCAGAGCAGACGCGGCATATGCCGCACGGAC